TAATGCCTGGCGCGGTTTTAGGTATCACTCTTTCAAAGCCTTGTTTTCTGTCTGATGTGTAAAGATAAATGCACTGTTTGTTTTTTTCAATAAAGTTTTTAAAAGTAGTTTTAGATACATAACCACGACCGAATATATTAGGTGATTTTTCTCTATCCATATCTTCGTCCTCCTTGATTAAAAAATCCTCTAGTTTAATATCGCTATCACTACCGCTATCTGAATCTTGCTCAAAGTTAAACTTAAACTCGCCGCTAAATTTAATCTTGTCGTTGTCTTCATCTTCAAGCAACGGTATTTTTTTGAAAAAAAACTTAGCAAACAGTAGTACAAAAATCTTTTGTATTGTTGAGATCGTTAGTTTCCACATGCGGTTTTCTCCTTTTTTTCTTTACTACATTTAACACAAGCGCGGTTACTTTTGTACCTTTCGGACATGTGGCCGTTCTTACAGCGCGTTTCACTTGTGTATGTTTTATCCATTCTTTTGGCTAATCTGTAGGCACTTCGTAGCTCAGAAGTGGCGATACGACACTCGACACATGAGCGGTTACTTTTGTACCTGTACGCGAAGTGTCCATTCTTACAGAATTTTTTATTTAAGTATGTGGTCATTTTTTTACCCTAGTGCTAAATTTTGGGTTAGCAGTAAATTTATGTACAGTCAAATATTATACATGCTAAATTTTGGGTGTGCAAATGCTAAATTTTGGGTGTGCAAAATGGTTGATTAAATGCACGATAGTTTTAATTTTGCGTTATATAGATACTTTACTTCCGGTAAACCCCAGTAATCCCCTGTAAAGTAAAACTTTAACGGGGGAGCGTAAGTTATTGATTTTAAGTTCTTTTCTCTATATTACCCCCACTACCCCACTAAATATATAAAATTATATAGAGAAAAGGGGAGAATGGGGAGTGTGGCTATAGGAGAATACAGCCTGTAGGAATCTGGGGACTACGAAAATTTAGGGGGCTACGGGGGTAAAACCCGAAAACTCAGTATAATCAAAGACTTATAGCGGGACCGGATAAATATTGTTGCGGATGTAGCGGTTGTTTAGTCCATACAAAGAACAAAAATTTAATATATGTTAAAATCATATAAACTTTGCCGGAATTTTATACAACTATAAAAAAAACCAAAAAGTTGTAAAAAAATTGATATACTTCTAAGAAAAAATTAAAGAGGTTTTTAATGAGTGATAAACCAAAAAAAGTTAAATTGAGAAAAGGCGGAAGGCCTCCGATTTTAGAGTTAACGCCGGAACTACTTGAGAAAGTCGAAGACTTGGCAGGGCGTGGATTAACTATAGAAGAAATAGCAAATACTTTTGCTGTTAAGAGAGACACGTTATATAAGTTCATAGCGAATAATAAAATAGTGAAAGAGCATATAGAAGCAGGGCGTGCTAGAACGCTTGATAAAGTTACAGGTAAGCTTATGGAGCTTGTAAACAAAGGTAACCTAACAGCTATTATATTTTTTCTAAAAACCAAAGGCCGATGGTGCGAACATAAAAGTTTAGAGCTTACAGGGAATGACAAAGCACAAGAAATAAAGTTAAAATTAGACACAACAGACGCGGTTAAAGCCGCAAAAGTCTATCAAGAAATCATGAATGGAGGCTAAACATGGCTGAAACTGCAAAAGCAACGGACGGCGCTAATTTACCGTTAGAATCACTAGAAACATCATTCACATATAACGGCGACTTAGTTACAAGCATTATAGTCAATTATCAAAATGTTACGTATATACAGACCTTTACATATGCAGGCGATAATGTTGTGAATATATCGCAATGGGAGGCCCAACCATGATTAACGCGGCCGAGTTTTACAAATGGCTTAAGATATTTGGCGTCGACACTGGCGGCGGGGGTGGCGGCACGATTGAGGCGGTCTATGCTGAAACTAATTTTCAGAATAACGGCACTTTAACGCCAATCGCAGCAATAGGAACACCGGTTCAAGTCGCAGCTACATACAACAGCGGCGAGCTTTTCGGTTTTAGCCAAAATAACGGCGTGCTTACATTTTTAGACACGCCGGGGCGCACAATGCGCATTGAAGCTTCTCTAACGACTACATTAAACTTGAACACTGCAAGCCTTAGCTTTTTTATATATAAAAATGGCGCGCCTGTTGCGAAGTCTACAATGTCCCCCACGCTTGACGGATTCACCCCCTCGCCTAAATCTGTATCTATTAGCTGCTTGCTAGAAATCAATACTAACGATGAGATTGCGATATATGTGCAAAACAATACGAATACAGACGACGTATTGATACAAGATCTTAATATGCAAATAACCTCAATTGGCGGCATAAGCGGGACAGCAACAGGAGTTTTAAACCTTGGAACTGTAACTTTGTCCAAAGGGTTCGGGTCTTATACGCCTAGTGTATTTGCCCCAGTTTATGAAGAAATTGCAGGGACAAACGTAATACCCGCGAACAGTTTTGAAATTGGACAAACGATAGAAATAGATTGTTTGTGTAATATAAGCTCTCAATTAACCACTATACCGAATGTCCAAGGGCAATTTTCCGTTAATTTTGGGTCAACTGTAATTAATAGAATTTCAGAAGTTATAACATTCTCTACTATTACACAAAAAGCAGCATGGTTAAGAGCTAAAATAACAAGGGGTTTTAGTGGCGATTTGTTAGTCGGGGTTTATGGCGGTTATATAGATGAATCAAACAATGAGAAAGCCTTATATTATAACGACTTCAATACTGCTTATGCATATAACCCGGCACTAGATCAAACTTTATCATTAAACTGGCAATTGCTTACAGGCGATGCGACTAACCAACTTTATCCCAATATTCAATCATTAAATTTTGTTAAGTACACTTGAGGAGTTTAAAAGATGGCATTAATTAGCGTATTGCAATTGAGCGAAGTTACAACACTTGAAAGAGATACAACATTATCCCCCGCCAAGGCCGGAATGCTCATATTTAATACTGACGTGGGGTATGTAGAAGTTTATGATGGTGCAGCTTGGCAGCCGCTGGGCGAAGATTTTTCAACACTACAAGAAATATACGACAACAGCGCAGACGGTAATACAAATTTATCTACAGGAAAGCATATTACATATACCGCAACTGATGCGGCTTTTAGGCCGTCTTCAATGTCTAGCGCACAGTTTGACTCGATCACCACGCCACCTAGCGGTCTGCTTGCCTGGGCTAATGATTCTAATCGTGTGAGATTACAAAAAGGCGCGCCGGGTTCGCCAGTCTATGACGAACTCGCATATCTTAGCGACATCACAAATTTATCAAGCGTAACAGGAACAGGCGAGATGTTGTTAATAAACAACAGTACATATACTAGTATGCCTGTTGTCACAACACCTTATAAAGTTTTAGGGGCTTACACCGCGGGCTTACTTAATGATTTTACAGTAGCGCCTAACGGCACATTGACTTATACAGGCCCGGCTGTTAATCAAGCGTGTACAGTTACAGCGGCTTTATCTGTAACGATGAACCTAGCAACAGCCGATCTTGAGTTTTCGGTCTATCAAAACGGAGCGCCCGCAGGCAAAGCAACACAATTACATAGCGTCGACGGCACAACTCCGAGTTTCCAAAATTTAACAATTAGTTTTTTAACGCAAATATCTAATGGCGATACTTTCGAGCTATACGTAACAAATAACACTAATACTGACCCTGTTTTAGTAAGCACTTTAAATCTAAAAGCTTTCTTGTTGTCTGATGCTGTTTCAGGGGGTGTTAAAACGCTGGCAACTGTTACAGATCCGAATGTTAATAATTACGCTATAAGTACATATAGCAACATGGTTAATGCGTGGAGCGGTTCTCCGACAGTTCCCGCGCTATCATTAGCGATTGGCGAAACAGTAGAACTTAAAGCGTTTTTTAACTTAGATCCCTCTTTGATTGGTGCACAACCATCATTATCTGGCAACTTGAGATTTTCGTTTGGCAGTATTCTAACACTAGGCGATGAAGGTTTTAATTTTATTTTGACTAACAGTTCTGCAAGAACAGGGGAAATAACATTTTCTGTAACTCGTATTAATGCGACAACTATACAAGCAAATTATCGCGGATACTATACGAATACACCTGTGCAAATGGTTCAATATTTTGCGAATCCGACGCCATTAACTTATGCATATGATGAATTAGTAAGTAACACCATTACTTTAGAATGGCGGCCCGTTGTAGGAAGCGCTACCGAGTATATGACCTGCAATCTTGTTAACACACGCATCACCAAGTACTAGGAGCTTAAAGAATGGATAAGACTACTCAAATCCCAAGTTTAACAACTGCCCGCCGAGACTTACTGACAGGTGTTAAAGAGGGGATGATGATTTATAACTTAGATGATCAAGCGAATCAATCGTATAATGGCTCAACGTGGGTTAACGTCGGTGATTCTACAGTATCGCTAACCGAAGCATACGACAACGGCAATATTATAAATTTAGATACAACTACTTTAAAACCTGTTGAAATACAAAGTACAAGTTTAGGTACAGTTCCAAGCTTGTACTTTAGACAAACGCAAATCCCAGCTGGTTTACAAGCTACTTTTGACATTAGAGCATATAGTCAAAATGATACTGGCGGAACTATTTCTTATAATCAAATGGTCGCAACAGTAGCAGACTTAACAACTGGCAGCGAATCAGCAATGTGCAGGTTTAACGCTTACAGCAGCGGTACTTCTAAAACATACTTTCAGTATGACGGCGTTGCAGATGAAGCAGAGTTTAATCAAACTTTAAACATGAATGGTAATAATATTATTGCTGTAAATGATTTGGGAACAGGTGCTACGCCTCTTAATCAAATTTACTCTTTTGGTGGTAACTATAGTTTTCTAGGGGTTACATCACAAATTGAAACACCTTTAATTGTTGGGACAGGTGTCGGACCACTTACGATAACTGGAAGCTCAATAACTTTAAATGAAGCTAACATCCCAGGTGATGAGTATATTGACATGAACGCGGGACAAGTCAATATCTACAAAACTCTAGATCTCAAAAACAATTCTCAAGTAGCAGTTGCAGCAATCAACGGCAATGAAGGCTCTTTAGATTTTAACTTTAACCCAGGCGAGTTAATCGTAAACGGTAATAACAATTTAAAACTAACCACGCCAGGTGAAATTAGACTACAAAATCAAATAGTGTATGTTCCAGATGGAGCGGTTCTAACCGTTGTTAACCCTAACACAACTTACATTTTCTTGGGGAATCACACATTTACAAGTACTTTAACAATCAACCAACCAGGCGTTGTTATAAAAGGTGTAGGGCGTGACAATACTAAGATTGACGGAACTTTTGCAGGGTCTTTAATTTCTGTAATTGACCAAGATTTTGAAATTTCAGATATTACTTTAAGTGCTTTGGGTGACGATACTTTTGCATTGACTGGCTCAAACTTCAATCCTGGCGTCGGTGCGCCAAACGAAGGACGGCTTAAAACTCTTAACATGTACAATTGTCAACTTAGAAATTGTCGCAACGGCATGGCAATTATTGGTTTTGACTTGGTCGATATTTCACAAACATTGTTTTATTACTTTCAACAGCGTACAGATGCACTAGCTCAAGTCGGTGTTGATTTACTTGCAACATCAAAAGTTGAGTTTACAAGTTGCGAGTTTTTGAGATGGTTTGATGAAACTACAATTGCCTCACCCATTGACTTTTTTGTAGGCGATCAATTAAAACTACAAAATAGCTTTGGCGTTGGATTTGGCGCGGTTAACATTAATAATTGTATTTTTCACCCGCAGCAAAATCAAAACGGCGTTGTTATTGATAACGCTGCAACTTTCGGTTTTGGAAATATTGTAGGTAACACATTTATAGATGTTAACTTAAATACTCCAACATTTTTACCATTGCAAATTGATATTAATTCACAACCCAGTTGGATTATTGAAGCAAACCAAGGCGTACCTAACTTTTTAGCATTCATAAACTCAGAAGTTAATGCAAATGCACTTGTGACGACCATTGCAGCTGTTTCAACACCTACCCCAATCCTAGCAACAACTTTTATTGACAACGGTAGTTCCCGCGTAACATTGAATACTTCGACTGGTGTCATTACTAAAGATTCAAAACGTAGTAATTACTTTACTATTAACTTGAATTTACAGTTTACTTTACAATCTGGCGGTAACAATCAAAACGTTGTAATAGGTTTGTTACGTAATGGAACACCAAGCGGACCTACAACTAAAGTGGAAGCGGATAATGGAGTCCCTGCTAATGCTAGTTTTAATGTTGTCGGTTTTGCTGATCAAAGCGATACATTTCAGTTGTATATTCAAAATGATACGGGTGCAAATGACATTT